ATTTATCATCCCATCCATTGGCATGTTGTTCTTCAAAATATTTTACTGGCGCGTTTTTAACTTTTTGTTTCCACGTGTCTGGATACTTCATCTTCACAAACACATGATAATTATACATAAATCTGTCCTTGCCATCAAAGGCAGGATTCTTCATAATCGTGCTAAGTGTAGCTAGACAAGGAGGACCATCTTTAAAATCGTCATCAGCTCCTTTATAAATTGCCTGATCAATTCCTTCAGTAATTTTATTTAATTCATCTGGATCAACTAAATTAGATTCAACTAAAGGAACGAACTGTTCAAAAGTAAATTCGGTTCCATCTATGTTTAAAGCTCTTCTTTCTGTTTTATTAAAATAAGGTAAATTAATAAATTGTCCTGGTCTTAGACCGCCTCGCTCAAGATCCCGAGTCAGTTGAGTTTGTTTTGGAAAAATCTCGGTCTCTGCTTTGAGTTTAAAGAGAGGAAGGAGATTACTTAAAAAAGATTTTAATGTGGCTGCATCTACAAACTTTTCCATAAAGATATATAAATGAAGGGCCCCACTTTTGGATAGAATAGGGATAAGAGGAAGTTTGAATTCTTGAATTTTGTCTATAATAAATTTTTTGTCAAAATGATCATAATGTTTTGGATCTATATCAATAATTCCATATTTAGTTTCCCCTTCTGCGTTGCAGGGCTGCATTCCAATTGATTTAATTCCGTTTAAATGATCAATGTAAACTTGATCGGTAAGTTCTTCATAATTCCATCGATAGTCTCCTGGTTTTAATTTAAGTTTGCCACTATCAGGATCACGATAAGCGTTCTTGATATTAGCGACACCATAGGCTCCTTTATAACCATCAAAAATCTGTATATATTTCTTCTCCATAATTATCCCATGGGCCCTCCAGTCTCCCTTCAGGCCCACGTCATGCATGATTTTCTCCTTAGAGAAAATTAGAAATGAGCTTCAGACCCTTTCGGTTTTTCTTCGCCGTGTTTTGCTCTAACACTTCCTTTGGAAATGTTTTCAGAAAACGTTTTGGCTTGTTGATAAAGCGAATTATCAGTGACTGGTCCTACCTTACTTACTTCCCAACCAAACCAAGTGCCTTTATCGTTAGACATCTGAGTTGTTTTTAGTTTGTAAATATGGCTAAAAGATGCCGGAGTAAATAATCCGTTTGAACCTTTTATTTTTAAACCATTCATCATTGAGTTCCATTTTCTACTAATTTTTAATTGAGTAGATTTCATAGAAATCAACGCGGTTGAAGGACTATCTCCTAAGATAATCACAAAGTGTGATGCAGTTTTTTCAATATAATTACCATTAGGTAATCTATCTTTATAATTTGCATCTGCTTTGGTTTTTGACATGATGTCGGATGACGATTGGTAGATGTTAACTGGTGCACCTAAACCTTCTCCTCTATCCTTCCATTCAAGATACTCAAGTTTATAAAAAGCTGGAATAACATCAATGCCTTCCACCCCATCATATAACTCGCCAGTAACAGAATTGTATATCATTCCTGCCTTGGCACCTTTCACATATTTACCATCCCTTTCATTTACTTCAGGTGATAACTGCGCCAGGATTTTTAAAAAAGGCAACGCTAAGTCTTGTTGACTTATATTACCTAAACCTTTTGCTGCATCTTCTTCAAACATATTAGCTGGAAGAGGAGCATCGGTTTTTTTTGTCATGTTTCCTTGTTCTTTGTTCATGATTATTTTTTCCTTGTTATTTTTGTTCTGTTGCCCGTGAACAGGTTAAAAAGATCAGAAGGCATTTCTTGTCCATTTTCGAGTCGCTCTCTGACCAATGCTTTAAGTGTCATAGGTTCAACCTTTAATTTCTGGACAGGTTCATACCCTTGACCTTGTGCAAGGGTAGCGTAATCGCTAGCCTTGGTGTCTTCGTTACGACCAAAAGCAACAGTAACCTCATTTTTTATAAGGTCACCTAGGCCGTTGTCTCGAAGCCATTTAAATGCTTCTTCCTTTTTTGCAATTGGAATAGAAGCACCGTAGACGGGTTTAACTTCAACTGAAGATCCGTCTGCGAGTTTTAACGTGGAGATATTCATTTCCTGCATCATTGTAGGAATGACTTCTCCTGAAACTAATTCCACTTTTCTTTTAAGTTCTTTTAGTTCCATTTCTTTGTTAGCTAATTCATCTTCTAGAGTCGTTAGCTTAACTATTTGATCAGATAATTTATTAGATTCATTTACAGAATCTAAGTCCTTTCTCTGGTCTTGTTCAAAATCAATATTATTCATTAATTTCTCCTTTCTCGTGTAGATTAATTTTAATAGGATAATATTTTCTTTCTTGTTTATCCCATTTTAATAATTGATATTTACCATTAGTGATATCAGAAACAATAGAACATGCCACACCTATAATTGCAGGATCTCCTGTCAATAACAAATAATCTTCTTCTGTGTAATCCCTTAAAGCTTTTTAAAGGACCTGGAGAAAAAATTATTTGTGAAAATTCAGGTAATAAAAATTTAAATTCCCCATATTTAGACGCGCCCATAATATTTATTTTAGGACTGCCCGATTGGGTACCTGGAATTTCTTGTATAACGTATACTATTCTTTCTTTCATTGACAAACAATATAAGATAGTCTATAGGAGAAGTCAATACAGAAAGAATAAAAATTATGAATTATAAATTTAAGACCCAACCTTATAAGCATCAGTTAAAAGCTTTAGAGGCTTCCTGGAATAAATCTTACTATGCCTATTTTATGGAAATGGGTACAGGTAAGTCAAAAGTTTTACTAGACAATATGGCTGTGCTTTACGATCAGGGAAAAATTAATGGTGCGTTAATTGTAGCGCCCAAGGGAGTAATCGGAACCTGGTACAACCAGGAAATACCTACCCATTTTCCAGACCATATCGAACACAAGGTAGTGTTGTGGCAAGCTCTTATAAATAAAAAACAACAAACAAAATTAAATGGCTTGTTTGAAGCAGGAGAAGATTTTCATATTTTAATTATGAATGTAGAATCGTTTTCTACCCAAAAGGGAGTCGACTTCGCCCATAAATTTCTAAGTTGTCATAATACGTTATTCGCTGTCGATGAAAGTACTACCATTAAGAACCCCGAGGCTAAACGTACTAAAAATATATGTAACTTAGGCCGGCATGCAAAATATAGAAGAATTCTTACGGGCTCTCCAGTTACTAAGTCTCCTTTAGATCTTTATAAACAATGTGATTTTCTAGAACCGGAGCTTTTGGGTCATACTTCTTATTATACTTTCAGAACCCGTTATGCAGTTATGAGAACTGCTAATTTTGGGGGACGGTCTGTCCAAATAGTAGTGGGGTACAGACATCTTGAAGAATTGTCTGAAAAATTAAAAGTCTTTTCATACAGGGTATTAAAAGATGAATGTTTAGACTTGCCCGCCAAGACGTATATGAAAAGAATTATTAAATTAACACCCGAACAAGAAAAAATTTATAAACAAATGAAACACCTAGCATTGGCACAGATGGAGGGAAAAATGATGACCACTGCTACGGTTATGACTCAGTTAATGAGACTCCAACAAATTAATTGCGGACACTTTACTGCAGATGATGGAACTATCAAACCTATAAAAAATAATCGAACAGTTGAACTATTAGACACATTAAAAGAGATACACGGAAAAGTTGTAATTTGGGCACATTACCAGTACGATGTAGAAACAATCGTGGAACATCTTACAAAAGAGTATGGGGATAACTCGGTCGTAACGTATTACGGAAAAACTCCTATGAACGAGCGTCAAGGTAATATTGAAAAATTTCAAAACCCGACTGATTCAGTCAGGTTTCTAGTCGGAACGACCCAAACAGGTGGATACGGAATAACACTAACGGCTGCATCTACGATGATTTATTATTCTAATGGATATGATTTAGAAAAACGCCAACAATCAGAAGCGCGGATTGATAGAATAGGTCAACATTTTCCTATGACGTATATCGATCTCTTCGTAGAAGATACGGTAGATGAAAGAATTGTAAAAGCTCTAAGAAAGAAAGTAAATATTGCGACTAAAATTATGGGGGAAGAATTAAAAGCATGGATTTAAAAGAATATATTTTACCAACAGATAGTATAATTGGAGGGTGGTATATTCCTTCAAATATTTGCGATGAGCTTATTCAACTTTTTAAGGATAATGAAGAACACCAGGCTCCCGGCGTACTGGGTCCCCCTCTACGTATCGATCCCGCTGAGAAAAAATCTACGGAAGTAGCTATTCATCCCCAATATGACCATCCCTCTTTTCAAAAATATAAAGAATATTTAGGGGAGATAATTCATAATTATGAATTTGGCATTGTGAAAGAGAAAGAAAAGATAACCGATGTTTAGTCTTTATGACTTTTTTAAATACGGTCCCTGAGGCCGGTACCCATTTTAAATATCAAAATCTCACAGTACCTGCTGAAAAAGGACTTACAGTGATATGGCCTACGGATTTTACGCACACGCATAAAGGACAGGTGAGTAAAGAATTTGAAAAATACATCTTGACCGGTTGGCTGGGATATATTTAATCCTACATTTTCTGGGACGGTAGTAAAAGTTTGTTTAGAAATTTATTGCCTATTTAACATATCTGTCAGTTGACAGGCCTAGGATCGGTTTATAATTTGTTTTTCCACTGTCCTCTTTAAAAGCCATTAAATATTCCTTTCTATTACTATTTATCTCTTTCTTGTAGCTCACGTGGACCCACCCCGAATTGGGTTGCCCGGGTTCAAAATATTCTAATATAAGCTGGTCAAACATCAGGTTTTCTTTGATCCAATCGCTGACTTCATTGTTAGCAATACCAAAGATCTCAAAATCCGCGGCCTCTCCCTTGCAATGCTGCGATTTTTCCGAGCTGCCTATCTTGCGTGACAAAATTGAGTTGCGATAACCGCTAGAAATGGTCACTATATGATTAAAGTGGTCTCTAATAGGCTGTAAGACCCTCTCACAGAGCAGTCTTAAATTCTCCTGCTCATCCTCGCTGGGGTTGTTATCAAGGCCCATTCTTGTGGCTGTTTGGCTCTTTGTAAGCTCAGCCAAGCTAAAATTTTTGGATAGTTTCATTTAAAATGTGAGTTGACTCACTAAAGTGTAGATTAAAAATCCCATACTAGCAATCAATGCTCCTGTACAGGTAAGTAATATTTTTTCGAGTCTCTTTACTCGTTCTTCTATCGAATGAATTTTTTTATGTGTTAATTTCTGCATGATTCGACACAGTTTTTCATGTGATTCAATTTTCTGAAGTGCGTTGTTTCCTTTAGCCATGGGATTTATTTTTAACTCCTGCCGAAAAGTATATCGAGTTTTTGCTGAGTTGTCATTTGATTATAGGGAAGATTTCCACCTTGATTTGTGAGTACTTGAGGATTTATTCCCGGTAGATTTAAAGCATCCATGTTAATATTAGGGAGCATTCCCTGATCCATGATGCTAGGCATCATTGGGTTATCTATCTCAGGAAAATTAGGTGTGTTTAAAGGTAACTCAGCAAGTTGTGCTTGAATCTCTGCGATCACTGACTCCGCTGCATCTAAAGGATTAGATACACCTAAGTTATCTGCGTTACGTTGAAATCCTTCTCGAACATTGTCAGAAATATTTAAAGGTCTAAAGACATCATTATCAATAGCTCCGAGTTCTACGTCAGAAATATCTACGCCCGTATTAAAATCTTCTTCAGAAATTCCTAAGGTTCTCGCTGCATCAATGTCTTGTTTAAATTCTTGCTTGACTCCGAACAAAGCTCGGTTAGCATTGATGTAAGCATCTACAATTTCTCTTGGTTCTATGGGTCCACCTTTTAAAGCAACTCTTGTGAATAAACCTCCTGACTCTCTAACTCCTCGTTTAAAATCAGCGACTTTATATTTGATCGATCGACCTGGGTCTACTTTAATTGCTCTGAAACGAAAGAGTCCGCCGAACTCGTCGCCGAATTCATAGGCTATGCCCCGCTCATCATACTTCCCTTTAATTAAAACATCGACGGCTTCAATGGATTGGTCCAGTCTTTTAAACTGAGTTATCGAGAAAGGCATTTGCGCT